TTTTATTGTATATTTAAGTTATTTTACAAAATGGCGGAAATTTATGATAAAATATCTTTTAGATTTTATTTTAAGGAAAAACATTTTTCTTAAAAAAATTCATAAAGTATTTAAAAAAAAATCTTTATATAATATAAAAATGGAAAGAATACAAAAAATGACTTTAGATGAAAAAAGAACTTTAACAGCAGAACAAAAAGCAGTAAGAAAAAAATTATTAAGAAATCAATACTATAGAGATTATTATTCTAAAAATAAAGATACTTATAAAATTTATCAAGATAAATATAAAGAAACAAGTGATTATAAAAATAAACAAAATGAAAGATTAAAAAATAAATATTCTAATGATTTAGAATTTAGATGTGGTAAAAAATTAGAATATTATAAAAGAAATTATAATGTTAATGAAGATATACAAAATATTATAAATAATAAAGAATTAAATAATTCTTCTAAACTAAAAGAAATTAAATTATTTTTTATTAATTCAAATTAAAATATTATAATAAATTGAAAATACTAATTCTATTAGAAAAATCTCCTCCCATATAGAAATCTTCTAGAAGGTGTATTTTTCACTAATTCATTACGATGAAAATTTTATTTTTATCAAATATAAAACCCTAATTGGTTTTAAATTATTTGTTTCAAAAAAACGATAAAAAATGAAAATTTTTTTATTTATATAAAAAAGCACTTAAAAGAATAAGAATATATATAATTTATAAAATGAATAAAAAAGTATTTAACGAAAAATTTTTTTCTCAACATAATATAAAAGATATGAATAAAATTAATTACCCCACTCAAAAAATAATATTAGAAAATAATAAAATGAATACCTATGAAAATCCTTCCTTTGATTATGTTATGACTAGTGAACATAGTTTAAGAACTAGTTTCTTATATGAAAATAAAAAATGGAAAGGTGGTAATACAAAAGCATTTATTAAATATAATAAACAACAATTAAAAAAAGGATTAACTAATGTAATAGCATACGATAAAAGTAAAATATATAATGAATTAACTAAAAGAATAGTTAATAAAAATACTTATTTTACAAATAAAGGAAAAATAAGAGCACAATATAAAAAAAAAGATTTACTAATTAATAATGATAGATTTGTAATATCAAAGGATTATGTTAGAAATATTAAAAAAGATATTAGAAATGCTGAAAAAACTAATAATAGAACAAATATAAAAATTAATAATCAATTTATAAAAAGAGATTTAACAAAATTACTAGATATTTTAAAACCTAAATTAAGAAAATATGTATTAGCGTATAATGAAGGAGATAATGGTAATGATAAAGCAGTTGATGGTTATAAAAATTATTTTTCATTAACAAATGAAAATATAAAAAGATTAAAAACTATTTTAAATGATAAAGGACAAGGTGGAGAAATAAGAGGAACTGAAAGCGATGCTGAATTTATAGAAGGTGTAGCACCAGTAGATTTTTTTGATTTAATAGTATTACCAAAAGGAAAAAAATCTATAATAGATGGGGGATTTTTTCCATATTACCATAAACTAAATACTATTGATTTAAAAAAATATCAAATATTTAAAGTTGATGATGAAAATGAAAAATATAATTTAAATTGTTTATGTTATTCTTTAATTAAAGCTGGTATAGATATAAGTAAAATTAAACATTTAGTAAGAAATCAAGATATTCCACAAAGATTATTAGATGATGTAGCATATATATTAAATATTTATATTACTATTAAAAGAGTAGAAGCAAACGGACATATTAGAAAATATGGTAATCCCGATAATGAATTAGTAGAATTAGGTATTATTGAAAATCATTATTTTCTTATAGAAAAAACTAATTATACAAAATATTCTATAGAAAATTATAATGATATTTATAATGAAAAAGATTTTAATAAAATTATAGGAGTTCAAGAAAAGAATGGTAAAAAGTATTTTAAAAGAGCAGAAAGGTTTATAAGTAGTTTTGATTTAATTAGATTATTATGTAGTGATAAAGAAAAATATTTACAAGAAATTAAATATAACCAAAAATTATATAAAAGTGATTATCATAATCAAATAAAAGATTATGGTATATTAGAATATAATAATACTTTATATTCTAAAAAAAATAATCCAACTGGTAATTTAAAAAAAAATGAACCTAGTAAAAGAGATTGTAAATTTGATAAAATTTTAAAATTTGATTTTGAAACAACTACTCAAATATCTAGAGAAGAAACAGAAAGAAAAATTTTAGAAGGTAAAAAAGAAACTGAACATAAACCATATATGGTTTATACTCACGAACATAAAGAAGGGTTTTGGGGTAGAGATTGTGGTAAAAAATTACTAAATGATTTAATATCTAAATATGGTAGAACATTTAAATATGATAAAGAAATAGTATCTTCTAAACCAGTATTTATAGACCAAAATGGTATAGAACACGACGACCCTTTTACTATAAATTTAATAGCACATAATTCTACTTATGATTTTAGATTTATTCAAGAATATTTATATGGTATAAAAACAATTGAGAAAGGTAATAGTTTAGTAGTTGCTGAAGGTTGTTATTGGAGTTATAATAAAAAAATGATTAAAGTAGTAATTACTGATAGTTGGAAAATGATTAGTATGCCTTTAAAAAATTTTAAAAAAACTTTTAAATTAAAGACGAAGAAAGAGATTATGCCTTATGAATTATATAATGAAATAAATGTAGCAAAAAGATATATAAGTTTAAAAGAATGTCTAACTTATTTAAAAATTGATGAAAGAAATGAATTTATAGAAAATTGTAAATTATGGAATTGTTTAGAAGATGATGATGTTGATATTTTAAAATATGCTGGTGAATATTGTTATATGGATTGTGTTGTATTACATCAAGGATACGAAAAATTTAGAGAACTAGTAATAAAAGCATTAGGATTAGATATATATAAATATTTAACAATAGCAAGTTTAAGTGATGATTATCTAAAAATTCAAGGTTGTTATGATGATGTTTATATGTTAAGTGGCGTTCCTCGTGCTTTTATTCAAGAGTGCGTAGTTGGTGGTAGGACGATGATGAGAGCAAATACACCTAGTAAAATGTTAAATAGTGTTATAGCTGATTTTGATGCTGTAAGTTTATATCCTAGTGCTATGGCGAGAATGGAGGGATTTTTAAGAGGAACTCCTAAAGTTATAAAAGACCATAATGATTTCTATAAAAATATAAATAAATGGAATGGTTATTTTATTGAAATTAAAATAACTGAATTAAATAAAAAAAGATTATTTCCATTACAATCAATAGTAAATGATGAAGGTATAAGAAATTTTACTAATGATATTGTAGGTAAAAATATTTTTATTGATAAAACTGGATTAGAAGATTTACAAGAATTTCAAGATGTAAAATATGAATTTATAAAAGGATATTATTATAATGAAGGATTTAATAAAAATGTAAATAAAACAATTAAATTCTTATTTAATAAAAGAATAGAAATGAAAAAAATAGGTTCTCCTTTACAAATGGTTTATAAACTAGCGATGAATTCAAGTTATGGAAAATCATTACTGAAACCGATTGATACTGATGTAGAATATATAAGAAAAGAAGATACTTATAATTATATAGAAAGAAATTTTAACTATATAAAAGAAGGTAAATTATTAGCAGATAAAAAATATATGAAATTTACTAAAATAAAATTAATTGATAATCATTTTAATAACGTCCATATTGGAGTATCTATTTTATCTATGAGTAAAAGAATTATGAATGAAGTAATGTGTTTAGGTGAAGATTTAAAATTAAATATGTATTATCAAGATACAGATAGTATTCATATAGATAATCATTCTGTTCCTATACTAGCAGAAGAATTTAAAAAGAAATATAATAAAGACCTTATTGGTAAAGGTATGGGTCAATTCCATACTGATTTTGATATGGATAATGCGTGTGGTGAAATTATTGCTAAAAATTCTATATTTTTAGGTAAAAAATGTTATATTGATGAATTAGAAAGTAAAGATAAAGATGGTAATATTATTAATGATTATCATATTAGAATGAAAGGAATACCTAACGATTGTATATTACATAAAGCAAAAGAATTAAATATAACTCCATTTGATATATTTAATTTTCTATATGATAATAATTTAGGAATTGATTTTAATTTAGTTGCTGTTAAACCTAAATTTGAAATGAGAAAAAATATGACTATTAGAAATAGATTATCATTTGATAGAAAAATTAAATTTGATTGTTCTAATGGTATATTAAATAATAATAGAATAGCGTTATATACTTAATAATTTAATAGGAATATTTGGTATTAATAAAATAATTTTTTTCAATTAAATATATTTTATAATATATTTACTTACTTTTTTTATAACCTTTAAAAACTTTTTTAGGGTCAAGTGGTTTTTTAACTGGTTTTTTTTTTACTTTTTGATTTGAAAATGCTTTTTTTAAAACAACATTATCTTTAATATCACACATACAAGTTTCGGGATTAGGGCATCTTTTTTTAACCATTATTTATTTAAATAAAATAAAAAAAATATATTATTAAATTAAAAAGATATGAGTTTAGTTTATTGTAAATCACAGCAATATTTAAGGAATACCAATAATGATAATATTACTAGTAATCAAGGTTCATTAGCATATTCATTTGTAAATGAATTTAAAAATCCTATTAAAATTACACCAAAATCAACAATAGAACTAATATCAGCAGATTTATCTGTTAAACCAAATTTTAAAATTAGTGATGATGAAAAAAATAATTCAATTACTTATGGTATTGGTAAAGCATCAAGTGGTTCATTACAAAAGGTTTCAAAAATAAGTGATGGAGAGTATAACGAATATACATTAACTACTGAAATACAAAATGAAATGAATGAAACTCAAAATTTAGATTTAGCAGAATGGGATATGGATTTTAATGATAGTGGTGATGGTGATTTAGGAAAGAATAAATTTAAATTAACATTAAAAAATCAACCAAGACAATTTAATAATTCTAAACCATTATATCAATCTAATTTAGCACCATTTCAAACTAGAACTACTAAAATGGGTTTAAATGAAACTACTAGTATTCAAGATGGCGGTGTTGGGACAAGTGATAATGAGGTAAAAATTGAAAATAAAGTAGGAAGTGAAAAACCATATACTTTATTAAAATCACAGAAATATGAATTATTATCATCTTCATCAACAACTACAAATATACCACCAGTTCTTATAAGTAATGCTGTAAGTCCAAGCGATAAAGGTCTTATGAGTGCGTGTGGTGATTTAAATGTTATAGTAAGACCAAAAGCACATTATACAATTAATCCTACAACTTTTTTAAGCGGTGGAAGTGGTAAAAAATTCCAACTTAAAAATGGTTCTAGTGTTGTTTTTGATGATTTAGTATTAGGTGCTTATAGTGGTTCTAATGAATGGAGTATGACTGCTGGTAATGGAACAAATACATTATATCTAAAATTCATTACAGCACAAAGCGGAGATGCTACTGCTACTTCAAATATGTCCCATTATACTATTACAAATTTAGATACACCATATCTACCTTTCGGTCATTTTCTAATTGCTAATGATAGTGATACAGCTATTTCTCAAACATTATCATCAAATAAATATGTATTTCAATTACCAAATGCTATAAAATCAAGTATAGATAGTTGGACTAATTTTCTATCTAATGCTGGAACAACATTCACATTTAACGCAAAAGATACACTTACAGCATCTTATATTCAATCATCATTAACAATTTCTAATTTACCTTTTTATGGTAGTGTTGCTGTAGGTGTTTCAAGAGGAGAAGCAGTTTTAGTAGGCCAAAACCAAGTCCAAACTGGTCTTAATTCAAGACATTCAAAAGTAAATATTACTAATACTGCTAGTAGTAGTGGAGTATCATTTACGGATAATAATATTCCTATTGATTATCTATTACAACTTACACCAAATAATACTGGTGATGATATGTATATTAATACGGGTTTTGGAGTTCAACAAGATAATAAAGTATGCGGTGATGATGGTTGGATTGTAATGAGTAATTCAGCAAAAACGGATTCAAATAAATTAAAAACATTATTTCCTAGTTTTTCTATGGGTCAAGATAATATTTTATTAACTATAAAAACTTATAATAATAATTGTGTTGCTATGTATATATCACACGATTTAAATGGTGATTTAGATTTTAATAGTGCTTTAACTGGTGGGGTAGAACATATAGCAGATACTAAAAGTGGTTTAACTAATAATGATTTAGGAATGGGGTTATGTGAAATGTCTGCTCCATTTATGCCTATGGTTTTTACTTCAAGTGATTATGTTTGTGATATTGATAGTCATTATATATTTGGAACTTATTCTAATAAAAGTGCTTCTACTCATAATCTAGCAAAATTAAATAATTATATGACTACAAATTGGGGAAATAATCAACAAATACCTCCTAGACAAACTAAAACTACTATAACTGATATATGTGTTGATTATAATTTAGTTGATGAAGAAAGGAGTTTTAACCCCGATGGTTTTGGAGGTCAAACAACAGAAAAAACTTTTACATTACCAAAAGGGTCTGTAGGAAGTGAAGGAACTGCTGGTCGTGGTGTAGTAGCAGTTAGAACTAATTATTTTGAAAATAATAGTGAAGAAGGTAATGTATTAACAACTGAACTAGGTATGAATTATTTACCATCACAAAGGACATTTTTAGGAAACTTTCTAGGATTTGATAGTTTATTAGCACAACTAAACGATGATAGTGATGTATTTGAAAGATTTAGTGAAAATCCACCCAATTATAATAATAGTGAAAATTTTGTAGTTAATTGTAGTTTAGGTAATATCACGGGTTCAAATTCTGCTACTACTAGAAATTCTAAAATGGTTGCTGTAATACCCGATAGTAATTTAACATCAAGTAGTGTTTATACTGATAGAAGGTCATATAGAGCTTCATATCCATTACCCGTTGATATAAATAATCCAACTGACGAAAATATAAATAATTTTCAAATACAAATAACTAATGATGATGGATTACCTAGTAAAAGTTTAAAACACCCTAGTAGTTTCTTATTTAAAATTACTAAATAATTTAATAAAAATTATTTTCTTATTATAGATAAAGATATAATGAATAAATTACCAGCAATAAGTGATGATGAAGAAGAACCCGAAATATTTAAGGAAGAAGAACCTATAATAGAAGATGAACCCAAAGTAGAAGAAAATCCTTTTATTGAAATACCAGTAATGGAGGTAAAACCTAAAAAAAAGAAAAAGAAAAAAAAGATAGTAGAAGAAATAATAGAAGATAATGAATTAATTGAACCACAATTACATAAAGAAGAACATTTAACAGAACAAGAAAAAACTAGAAACTTAATAAAAGAAACAATAAAGAATGAACTAAATGAAGTAAAACAAATTAAGAAACCTAAAGTTAAAAGACCATTAACAGATAAACAAAAAGCACATTTAGAAAATATGAGAAACAGAGCAAAAGAAAAAAGAGATGAAAAGAAAAGAATAAAAGAATTAGAAGAAAAATTAAAAATTAAAGATGATATAAATAAAGAAAAAGTAGATATATATATTAAAAATAAAATAGATGAAGAAAGAAAAAAGGTAATACCACCTCCAACACCAAAAATAAAACCACAAGAAAAACCAAAAGAAACACCACCACCAGTAGTAAAAATAGCACCAACCCCAGTATTACCTAGAAAAAAATTTATAACATCTAATTTAGGAAGAAAAAAAAGAAATAATCAATATGATAATCTATTTAGATTTTAAACATTTAATTTTTTATATTTTTATATTTTTTAATATAAATATGAATAAAATAAAAATATATCCTATAAAAGAATTTGAAGATGAATGTAAATTACCAAGACCAATAAATAATATTCTTATGGATTGTAAAGGCGATGTTGGTCTTTTTGTAGGAAAAATTTGCTCGGGTAAGAGTGTATTATTACAAAATATTTTACTACGAGATGAGTTATTACGAGGAATTCACGAAAGTATTTATTTAATTAGTAATACTGCGGGTTGTGATGATAGTTCTAGATTTTTAGTAGCAGAAGACAATTGTAGAGTTTATGAAAAATATAGTGATAAATTAATTAGAGATATTGTAGATGCTAAAAAAGAATTAAAAAAAAAGATATGAAATGGGATATTATTGTCGCAGATGATATTTTGGGGTCTTGTAAGACCAACCCGCCGTGTGAATTGTTTCAACTTACTACTAGATTACGCCATTATGCTTTTAATATGATTATTTTAACTCAAAAAATGAAATGTGTATCTCCAGTAGTTAGAACTAACACGACATATTTGGTAGTATTTTGGAATTTGTATGGTAAAGAACTAGACCAAATTGGAGAGGAATGGGGGAATTTTTGTGGAGATAGAGGATTTGTAGATTTATATAAAAAGCATATACAGAAATCAAAATATTCATTTATGTATATAAATTTTAAGAAGGGAATAGTAATGAAAAATTTTGATAAAATTTTATATAGTATTGATAATGGATATGAAGATAGTGATAGTGAAGAAAGTGATAGTGAAGAAAGTGATTAGTTATTAATTGGAAAATTTGGTATTAAATAATTAATTTTTTAGTATTAAAAAATTTTTATCATATAAATACTTATATTTGTTTTTTAATTTATTTTTTAATTTTTTTATTTATAAATAATAAAATGGAAAATTCTGTATTAGGGCAACAAGTAAGTCAGCGTGGATTTGATACTTCTAGAATTAATTCACTTATGAATACTGCTAATAGTGATTATTTTAGTGATTGGAAAGGAAAAGCAAATAATTTATATCAACAACAATTAACTAAATATAGTTCTAAACTCCAAGAAGAAGTAGCAAAAAAAATAGGAGATGAAGGTCAAGCAGTAGCACTTTTATCAACAGCACCCGAAATTTATAAAGGTGGTGTAGCAAGTTATAAAATAGCACCAAAATTTGTAAAAAAAACATTTGATGTTGTAGGAAGAAATATAGGTCTTAAAAATCCTAATGAAAAAAATATAAAAAGTAATGCTAATGATATGAAATCAACATTAAGAAATCCAGCACCTCAAAATGAAGAATATGAAGAAACTGAAATGAAAGATATAAGTTCATCAACTCCAGTAGAAACACAAGAAAATATAATGGAACAAGACCCCGAGAGTTTATTATCTTCTAGCAGACCTACAGAAACTACTAATGTTTATGATTTAGCAAATGAACCAATAGAAAATAATTTACCAGTAAATAATATACAAAGTGAAGAAAATGCTGAAAGTTTAACTGATACAGCTAAATCTATAGGTAAAGATATAGCAAAAAAAGAATTAGATGATTTACCCGAAGAAGAGGCATTAGATGATAGTGGTATTGGAGCACCTATAGGTGGAGCACTCGCTGTAGGTTTAGCAGTTGGTGAAGGTATAAAAGATTTAGTAGAAAAACATAAAGACCCAAAAGCACCATCAACTCCAGCAGTTCCTCCACCTATGACTAATAGATATTCATTATCAACATCAATATTACCTAATACTAGTAATTTAAATTCAACTCCTAATGTAATGACTTTTTAATGTTTTTTATTAGAATTGTATTTTTTATTTAATTTTTAAAAATTTATTTTCTCATTATATTATAAAAATGTCTTATCAAGTAAATACTGATGATGTATTCGTTCCTTCTAAATCTGTTGAAGTTTTTCCATTATCACGACAAGATATAAAACCAAATGGTGATGGTATTAGTCAAGTCCAAATAAATCTACTACCTTCTTTAGGATTTGTTAATCCCGATGTTAAACTTCGTTATAAATGTAAATTTGATGGTAGAGGACAACCACACCCTAGTAGTGATTGTGGTGTAAATGCTTTTTGGAGGCATCAACGACTTATTACCGCAGATGGTCTTAATATTTTAAGTGAAACTGACGAACAATCTTCATTAGTTGCTATGGGTTGGAGTTATAGTGAAAATGATGGTGAAATTCATAATAGATGCTTAAATCAAGGATTAGTAAAAACTACTAATAATAGAAATATTCTATTTTGGGAAAGCAAAAAAACACCTACAGAAGGTATTGTAGATGTTCCAGTTGCTAAAACAATTCAAATAAATCAACCTATATATAGTGGTGTTTTTGATAAACAAATTGTGCCCGTTAATGCTATGGGTGGGTTGAATGTAATTTTACAAACAAATAATACTATGAAATCAGTCCAAACTACACCAGCAGATTTTGAAAATGCTGTAGAAGTTCAAACTACAAAAGTAAAAGGTGCTTTTAATAACCCTTCTACTGCTACAAATGTTGTAGTTAAAGTTAAAGGTTCTGTTGGTAATCCTAATACAAATGTTTTTGAAATAGGTGATAAAGTTTATGCTACTGATACTACAGAAGCGAATGCTTTTGCTGTAGGAGTTGTTGTTTCTGTAGGCGTTGATGGTGGTAATGTTGCTCTTACTATTAATGGTTTTAATGCTGCTAATACAGATTTAACAGCAGACCTTACTGCTGATACTACTAAATTATTTGTAAAATCAAGCGATAGATGGACTGGTTATTCTACTGGTGCTAATGTTCCTAATACCACAGATGCTCTTAAAAAGGCAATATCTCAAGCAAGTAAAAAAATTAGTTGGACTTTAAGTGATGTTAAAATGTCTGTTGAACTCATCATACCCCCAAAAAGTTATATTTCTAATATGGAAAAAAAGATGAGAAGTGATGGAGGATATAAGTTTAATTTTAAGCACTCTGTGTTGAAGCGTGTTAATATTCAAGGTGTTAATGGTCTATTAACTGCTAATATAAATGTTGGAAATGAGGGTAAAAGGTGTTATGCTATTAATGTTATGCCTTTAAAAAATAATGATGTATATAATTCACATAATTTAGTAGCAAATTCTACAGACCACGCTGAAGAGTATCAATTTTTAATTGGAAATCAAAATATACCCGACCAGCGATGCGATTTAAGAAAATTATCATTAACTCCTCCAAAAATTAATCAACTCGCACTCCAAGAAACAAGAAAAAGTTTGATTAATAGTTCTATTATGGTGCGTAATTTACAAAATCCACAGAAAAATTTTGTTATTGGACGTGCTGTAAGTGAATTCGGTCATACCTCTAATATTACTGGTAGTGATTTAGCATTACGTGTTATGTATGGTTCAAAAGCAACTTTACAAAAAGTATTTTTATGTTTCATTTGTTCTCAAAGAACATTAGTTATTAGAGATACAGATATGATGGTAGTAGATTAATACTAACTTTTCCAATTAAATTATAAAGTTTTTAGTATTAAAAAAAAATTATCATATAAATACTTAAAAAATTATTTTTATTTAAATTATTTAATTTATTAAAAAAAATATATTATATAATATAAAATAAAATGGATTTAATGGAAAATGTAGTAAGAACTAGAAAAAATCATATTGTTCCTATCAATCAACCTCTAGCGGGTTCATATTCTTTTAAAGAAGGTTCATCTTTAATAAACTTTATGCTTCCAGCATCACCTCAAGCATTACTTACAAATACATTAAAGATGAATTTCAAATTAAGATGTAATCAACCTACTAGCACTTTTCAAACACCAGTATTAGTAAATAATAATACTAATAAGGGTGGAGCTGAATTTCAAGGTCTTTTAGATGAAAGAAATGGTGTAAATTCTATTATTGATACTCTAACGTGGTCTTCTGGAACTACTAACTCTACATTAGAAAATATTAGAGCATACGGAAGATTAACCTCAACTACAAATAGTTTTCATAATTCACAAAGCGATTTAGATGGTAGAACTCAAGGAGAAAATACAGCGTGTGCTTCTAGAACTAATATTAGTGGTAATATGGTAAATTGTGAAAATTTTTATTCTATTCCTTTGAAATGCGGATTATTAGAAGGTGCAGAAGATGGTATTATTTTAATGGGAAGAGCAGGTGTTAATGGTCTTAATCTCACTATTCAATTACAAAATGATATGATGGTATTTAAATCAAATGAAGCAAATGCTACTGATATATTTTATAGTATAAACGACGTTTTTATTACTTACGATACTTTAGAATTCACAAGTGAGATTACAGAAGAACTTAATAAAAATGATGCGGGAGAAATGAATTATGCTAGTTATTCTTACATCTATTCAGTCATTAATTCTAGTGATGACCAGTTAAATTTAAATCTAGGCGTTAAATCGGCACTATCAATATTTTCTACTTTTGTTCCAACAAGTCATTTAAATAATGTGTCCGTAAATTCTTTTTCAACTGGTAATCTAAAAAATGCTGTAAATGGTGTATATACTGATGATGCTATTTTATCTCGTGTATCTTTCATTCGTAATGGGGAACTATCTCCATTAGACCATTTTAACGATGTTGATACTTCTTCAAAAGAAAATACACCAAGACCCGTATTAATTGAAACTTCAAAACAAGCATTAGATGTAGAAAGTTCTACTAGAACTTTAATATCTCCAGCAACTCAAAATGGATTATTAACGAAAACTAATATTAATGGTGATGAAGTATCAAGTTTAAATACAGCAGTTTCAGTAGAAACTCAAAGTAATCCATTAGTAGTTTTAGGTGTAAATTTTGATAATATTAGTAATCAAGGTAGAGATTTTAGTGGAAATAATACTTATGGATTGAGGACTGAAAGCAGTTTAAATGGTAATTCTCCTAATAGTATTACAACCTTTGTAAGAAGTAAAAATACTCTAATGTATAATAATGGTGCTATTTCTGTTATGTCTTAAAAATCTTATTTTTAATTATTTAATTTAATTTTTTTTTTTTTATATTATTATATATTAAAATATAAAATGAATAATCTTCCTAATATGCTGAAACCAGTCCCTACTAACAATCCCACAGATATTAAAATATTTACTAGCATTTTATCTGCGGAAACCAGTTCCCAGCAAAAAGCAACTTTTGTATTTAGAAAACAAGGTCTATTATCCCCTAAATCAAGATTAGTTTTTTCTATTGGTATTAACGACCAAACCACTAGTGATAATAATGCTGCCTTTTTACCATTAAATCTAGGGTGTGCTGCTGCTATAGACAGATGTAGAATTTTATGCGGAACACGAGTATTAGCAGAAAGTCAATCATTCAATTATTATAATTCTATTAGAAATTCAGTTCATACAGCAGAAGAAAAAAAGAATATGGATATGGTTTTATCGGGTAGTGTTGATTTAATCGGTTGTAGTCCCGCAACTGATGGAAAATATGCTGTTGATTGCGGTGCTGGAATTTATACTAGTTCTACAAGTGGTAAAGTAGCAGACCAATATAAACTTAAAAAAAATCCATTAGAAACTCCCGAATGGTCTATATCTTTAGAAACTCTTTTCCCTATGCTTCGTTCAGTTTTAATTCCTCTTCAATATTTAGAAATTCCTATATCAGTAGAAGTTGAATTTACCCAACAAGGAGTAAGTGAGATTGGTAAGGTTTGCTGTTTTAATGGAACACCTCCAGTAGATACTTCTACCTTTTATGATTTAAATACTTTAGCACTACATACCGATTATATTATGTATGACGATGAATATATGGAAAATACTAGAAATGATATATATGGTAGTGGAATATCTTTTAGATATGGTGATTTAAAAACAACTACTACAAATATAACTGGTAAAGATGGAGCATTACTTACTACTGGATTAACAGAAGACCAACACGATGTGAGAGAGATTATGTCTGCTGGATTAGTATGTAGAAATGTATTAATTCACGAACAAAAAGATACTCAAGAAGTATCATCTATTACTATGACTAATCAAGGTTCGGGTTATACTTCTGTTCCTACATTAGGAATTTCTGGAGGAAATGGTAAAGGAGCAGTAATTTCTATTGTATTAAATACTGATGTTAAAGGTGCTGCTCTAGAAAATCCAGTAGTTTCAGCTGGAGGTTCGGGTTATTCTTCTGTTCCATCTGTATCTGTTAGTGCTCCTACTGGTAATAATCCCGTTCAAGCAGTAATAACTGCTACAATTAATGCTGGTGCTGTTAATGGACTAGTATTAAGTAATGCTGGTAATGGATATTTAACTGCCCCTACAATCACCATCACTGGTGGTGGTGGAACTGGTGCTACTGGAACTATTTCAGTAGTTGCTGGTGGAGGTCAAATTGAAAAAATTACTATTGATGCTAAAGGAACTGGATATACATCATCTCCTACTATTGTGATTAATGGTGGCGGTGGAACTGGTGCTGCTGCTAGTGTTTCATTACAACCAAAAACTAATCCATTACTAGGGCATTATGCGGGTAATTGTCCTACGCACCCTAGTAAGATTAATTTTAGATATAATGATAGTGTAGTATATAGTAGAAGATTAGAAAATACATCTCTTAAAAGGAATGAACTTCAAAATATTTTAACTTATTCTATGAGTTGTCCTAGTGTAATTTATTCTAATGATTGTGAAAATGATTTCTTAACAAATAAAGATGGCGGACAAAATCCATTATTAGATAATACTTGTTTATTTGAAGGTCATTCTCCAGTTGTATTATCGGGGACAAAACATTACACGGGTCTTCAATTAAGAAAATCATTAGCAACTGATGAAAATGGTGCTCCAGCGGGTCAAGGCACATTAATATCAAATACTAATGTCCGTTATGAGCGTGATAGTGTATTTTCTACTAATGATTTTGAAAAAAGAACTATTAGATTTTTTACTGAATATGAAAGAGATGCTATTTTACAGAATGGTGAAATTATAGTATCTTCTTAATTGGATAAATTTGGTATTGATTTTTAGGTTTTTAGTATTAAAATTTTTTTTACATATAAATACTTATATTTTTAAAATCAATTGGAAAAACAAAAAAGTCAATTGAGAACAATACCAAAATTATTTTAATAAATTTTTTATTTATTTTTAAAAATTATTTTATTTATTAAATATAAAATAATGACTGATATAATAGATTTATCATTTGATTATTGGTATAAATGTATAAAGGAAAAAAAGAAAGAACAAGATAGAAAGGAAAGTATAAAAAAATATTTTGAAAATATTAAAGATAATAGAAATAATAATGATATAAATTTAAAAAAAAGTTCTATTATATAAATGGAGAATGAACTAGATTTAAAAGAATATAGAAGATGTTATTATCTTCATAACAGAGAAAAATTAGTAGAATATTCTAAAAGTTATTATAAATTTAAGAAGGGTGAATATGATGTAGAAAATGAAAATATGAAAAAATTTTTATCACGATATAAGAAACAAAAAATAAAATCTAATGATAAAGTTAAAATAAAAAAAGGTGATATTATATTAAAATTTTAATCACTATCACTATCACTAGAATTTATATCATTTTCATTATAGGAATAGGTATAATATGATACAACTTTTCTAGGAATATAAACCCTTTCAATCTTTATATTTTTCCATTTATCTTTATGTGCTGTATCTTTTAATAAATGAACTAATGTAGGTTTTTTTATTTCTAGTTTATTACACACTTCGGTCATATTACAAAAAAATTCTCTATTAATAACTTTTCGTAATTCATTATACCATACTACTTTATATCTATAAATACTATCATCACAATCTCTATTAACCATATTTAATATTATATTATTTTTTTTATTTTATATAATAAATGGAAAATAAACAATTATATAAACCATTTAAATCAAAATCAAAAGGTAAAAAATATTCTGTATATGTTATGAAAAATGGAAAAAAAAGATTAATAAATTTCGGTGATAGTAATATGGAACAATATAAAGATAAAGGTGGTCTTTATTCTAGTAAAAATCATTTAGACCCAGTAAGAAGAAAATCATATCTAGCCAGAGCAAAAGGTATAAAAAATAAAGAAGGTAAATTAACTTGGAAAGATAAAAATACTGCTAATTATTGGAGCGTTCATTACCTCTGGTAGTTTTGTAATATTTATTTAAGGTATTAAAAATTTCTTTATATTCATTTATTTTTTCTAAATATTTTAATTCATTAATTTCTAAAATTCTTATAATTAATCCTATCATATTTCTTATAGAAGTTGGTTTATAATGTAAAATTAATATACCATATACATCTTCTACATCATTAAATATATCAATATCAATCTTATCATCATTAAAAAAATCATCATTATTACATATATATTTTAATAAGTTTTTTATTTGATTTGTTAAAATTTTAAAATAATTATCACTTATGTTATTGTATTTAGTAATAATATATATCAATTTATTTATTTCTATAATCATTTAATTAAATAAAATATTATATTATAATAATATAAAATGAGAGAACATTTAGAAAAATTAAATGTTAGTCAAATAAAAAATATTATTAGACAAAATAATCATTTGTTTAAAATTAAATTAACCCAAAAGAAAAAAGAATTAATTGATGATTTAATAAAACATTTAGATTATGATGCTGATAAAAAAAAATTTAAAGTTAAAAAAACTTCATTTAAAAGTGATGAAAAACCAAAAGAAAAAAAACCAAAAGAACCTAAACCTAAACCTAAACCTAAACCAAAAGAACCTAAACCCGAAACTAAACAAGATGAAAAAGATTTAAAACAAATAGCAGATACTTTATTAAAATTTTCTCAAGATGAACCAGTTTCTTTTATATGCTATGCTGGTTTATCAAGTTTTATATATTTACATATTTTAGCAAGACATAAAAACGATTGTGTTATTGATATATTAGTATCAAAAAGAGGAAAAAAATTAGAATTTGTAAATAAAGATGGTAGTAATTTATTTGTGTTTGGAAAAGAATTAGGAGTATCACCCGATATGCTTACTAAAGATGAAATAAAACAAAGATTATTAAATAAATATAATGAATGTGTTAAAAATAATAAATTATTAGCAGTTCCATTATCATTACCTAGACATCAAAATATGCTGATATTTAATCATAAACTTAAACAAATAGAAAGATATGAACCTCACGGAATAGGAACTGGTGGTGTAGAAAATACTACATTAGATAATAAAATAAAATCTCTTGTAAAATATTTTAATGATAATGGAGTTGAAATGAAATTTTCACCAAGTTTAGAAAGTTGTCCTAAAATACCTAAATCATTTACTAAATATCAAGAAGTTAGATTAGATGGTTTAAATCAAAAAAAGGGTCTTCAAAGTTTTGACGGAACTGAAGAACAAAGGAAACAAATAGTAAGAATGGGTAATAATTTAATTAAAGACCCGGGCGGTTTTTGTTGTATGTGGTCTTATTTACAAATGGATTTTAGATTATCTAATCCTAAATTAAAACCAAATGAATTAGGTAATAAAATAATAGAAAAATACAAAGATAATCCAGCACCATTCTTTAGAAAATTTATTAGAGGTTATACTTATGATGTAATGAAAAAATTATATGACGATGTAGGTAAAAGTAATGTAGAAAGTATTTTATATCAAAAGGGTATAAATACATTTTTAAATAGAATATTTAATGACGCATTACAAAAATTTTATAAAGATGCTATAAAATAAAATATTAATATAAATAAATGCCTCAAAAATATTATAAAGGTTTAAGTCAAAAGGAAAAAGAAAAAAAGAAAAAGAATATAAAACAAACTAAAAAATTACTAGATGAAGGTAAGAAAAAAGAAGCATATAAATTAGCAAGTAAAAGACCTAGTGTAAAACAAACTAAAAAATCATCATACACTACAAGATTTAAAAATAAATTTGGTGATAATGTTAAAGTCCCTAGTCAAGAATTTTCTAGTAAAACTGGAATACCATTATCGGTTCAAAAAGAAGTAATAAAAAGAGGAAAGGGTGCTTTTGCTTCTGCTGGTAGTAGAAGTTCAGTAGTATCACCTACCCAGTGGGGTATTGCTAGGTTATATGCTTTTTATTTTAAGAGCATAAGTGGTAAGTTAGATTTTGATAAAGATTTAGCAAAAAATATAAATTTTAAAAAATAATTAATCATAATCTAAAAATATACTATCATTTTTTAATTCTTCATCTTCAGTTAGAATTCTACCTAACAAATATGATTTTTCTTTTATATCTAATTTTAAAAAATTTAGAAAATCTTTTAATTGTTCTAATTTACTATCTAATAAATCATCATTAAATTTAATACTTTTTAAAGAACTATCATAATAATTTCTACATTCACTATTAAGATTATTTACAATATTATCTAAATCATATAATTTTTTATAAATATTTTGTTGTTTAGGATTATTATAGTATAGGGGTATATTTTTATCTAATTTTAAAGTATATCCAGCACCATTATAATATTTAAAACAATTTTTACTATATTCACAACCTATCATTTCTAAATTTTTAGTAGATAAATCATATACTAATTTATTTCTAGGAATATTATATCTTTTTAAATTTTTTTCTAAATCTATTCTTTCTTTTTCTATAAAATATTTGTTTAAAATATAATTATAACATTCTATTAATCCTTGTTTTCCACATTTTTTAGAACCACTTTTTTTAACAAATATATTTTTATTTGCTTCATTTCTATCTATAAATATTCCATTTTTCATACATTCTAATATATAATGTTGGAATTTTGATAATAGTTTAAAATATTCAATTTCTAAAATATCCTCTGCTAATACATTTCTAATAATCATTATATCTTTATATATAATAAGAAAAAAATTTATTTTAAATAATTACGCAAAAAAATATTTTTAGTTAAATACCTTATAAAAATAATTTAATACTAAAAAATTTAATTATTAATACTAAATATCTCAATTAAAATAAATGGAATATTATTATATTATTATTTTTATAGGAACTTTTTTATTAGGATTGAAATTAAAATGTAATTCTAAATGTAGAATTTGTAAATGCTGTGATTGTGATATTCAATTAGAAAAAATTGAAAATGATGATGGTAGTGTTTTAAGAGAAATTAAAATAGTTAAGAAACAGAAAAGTATTATAAATTAATTATCTTCATTTTTCATTAATGGTATTGGCTTGGTCTTTGTTATTCTTAAATTAACACTAGAACCACTTGATAGAGGTGCTGGTAATCCATTAGGCATTCTAATATCTATTAAAATATCACTTAATGTATATGGTAAATCTACTTCATAACTAGGATTATTTTGATTTAAAAATAGAAAATCGTTCATTTGATAAGACCTATTAATACTACCTATACACGGCAATCTATTAATTTGACTACCACCAATCCAGTTATATTTAGGTATTATATTACTATAAACTAGGAGATGACTATAAGCGAATTTTTGAGGTAAATTTTGAAATATCAATTTGTCGCTTACTTGGGGTATTTCTTTTTCTAATGAATTATTACCATCTAAACTTTCCATACCAAAACCTAAATTATTAACATTAACGCTTTGATTAAATGAAGGGGTTAAATAAGAATTGGTAGTAAATGGTTTAACACAATTATTATATATACTTAATGCTTTATTATCATTATTTAAAAATTTAGAATGATTATTACGATTAAAAAAATTATTCTGCTTACCATAAGGAGGTAGTAATTGTTGGATATTACTCATTCCTAATTTATCTAGTAATGTTCCTTTATAATTATAATCATTAAAATTATTAATACTTATATAACTTCCATCTTTAGCACCTATTTTAATATCTGTAATACCTATTCCACTTATACTATCACTTAATCCTTTAGAACTCATCGCTTTATTTGATATTGGAAATACTTGATTTGCTACTATTTTTTTTGGAACTCCTTCGGTAAATCCTCCTCTTTGAGAATTGACTTCATATCGTCTTCTATTTAATTTTACAACAGAAGTAGCAGCATCACTATCGGGTGCTATAATTTCTTCAGCACTATCATTATAAAATTGTATTCCTTCAAAATACCTTAACATATTATTAGAACTTTGTCCGTTTTTCATTTCTGTATGTAGATTACTCATAAACATTTTAGAATTTTCAAATGAAAATGTAAAATCATTTGCCCCAATATTAAAATATGGATATATAGAATTACTTTCATTATAACTATTTCTTAAACTTCTTAAAAATGCTGTTGCTTGAGCGTTTGAACCACCACCACCACTTATAGAAATGGTAGGTGCTGTAATATATCCTATACCAGCACTGGTTATATTTATTCCTACTAAACTTCCACCACTAATAACTGCTACACCCGTTGCTTGATTATTATTATTAGTCAATCCACCACCAGTAAAGGTGATAGTAGGTAATGTTGTATATCCACTTCCTCCCGTAGTGATGGTAATATCTCCTACACCTTCATTATTATTATAAGTTATTTCATTCTCAAATGATGCTGAAAATGAAAAAGAATTATTTTGAAAACTTGGACTTATACCAAAAAATTCCCCCACTGCTGGTTTTGGTATTTGATAAGGTTTTGTAATTTGTTCCATACAATTAAAACCTATAAATGGAACATTATTTTTTTTAACATTATTACTATCATATTTACTTATTAATAAATCACCTATCATAATTCTATTACTTGTATTATTTGCTAAATAATTACCATATATACTTATTCTTAAATATCTAAATTCTACAAAACTATCACTTAATTCATCAAAATAAGGAGATGTTTCAAAAACATCATCACTAGAAGGTTGTGATGGTGTTGATGTTTGTATAACTCTCTTTGAATATAGTTCTTTATAATCTTCATCAGCATCTTCACCACTAGAATACATTATTTTTATTGTTTTAGGACTTAAGTTTCTTAAATTTATATCATTAGAATTTATATTCCATATACCTATATTAGTAAGTGATATTTTAGAACCAAAATCATAAGTTATATCTAATACTCTATCCTCATCTTCTAATAATAATTTATTATTAGTTGTATCATATACATTTGTAGTATTAAAAGTTAAATCAAAAAAGGTATTCAATTTTCCATCTTGTATAAAATTATTTGTTGTATTAGGGTGTAAATTTACAAAACTACCTACTACTGGAGTATGATATTCAACACCTTCTAAAGTAGTAATTTTAACTAATTGATAAATTAAATTATTATTTACAAATGAAGGACTATTATTTCCAATTGCTACTACACTATTATTCATTCTTTTTAGAACTAATTCACCAATTGCTATATTATTTATAGTATTAACACTTGGAAAAATCCATCTAAAGAATTGATATGGATTTAATTGTGGATTAAAATTTTCTTTATAAGGACTTGTTGAAGTTAAAGGAGGATTATCGGGGTAAGTGCTTGGACTTACAAAACCATATGGTGATGGAGCAGTAATAGATTTATCACTTAATGTAATCCAATTATTATTTTCATCTTTTGCTTGAAAAATGGTTCTAGTAGGAAATCGTGATATTTTATTATTATCGGGTGTTATTTCTTGATATAAACCTATTTCCGCCGTTAAAAATGCTCCTATAGTATTTGATGAATTTTTTATAAATGATAATTTATAATATCTAAATAAATTAGCGTTATTATTCATATAAATAGTATTAGCTAAATCTAGATGAGATGATGCTGGTTGATTTACTACTCCACTTGTAATAGGATAGTCAGTTCCTATAAAATTTGGAGCAACACCAGTATCAAAAGTTTTAGTATATATAGTAGTATAACTTGTATTATCATTAGAACCTTCTATAGTCATTTCTTTTACCATCTCGTTTCGGGCATCACTCCTCGCCCATATCTTAACCATTTCTATTTTCTTTTGATTACCACTTCCAAAATCTACTAATAATGTAGCATTTGAATTACCATTTTTTAAACATAAAGATTTATCAAAATTACCTAGTGTATTATCAAATCCTCTATCTAGGGTAGAATTAGCAAATAAACTAGTAGGTGTTATTGATGAACCGCTATAATTTGCTAAAAATTGAGTATCACTCACTCCAGCACCTAAAAGGGTTTCGTATTGTTTAGGAATTGTAAATGAAATTTCACTTGCTGCGAAAACGAACCCAGCAGTTGCTGGATTACGAGCAATCACTTCTGGAACTACAATTCTATAATATTTATATTTTGTAGTATTTTGTAAATCAAATACTTTAGCATCATTTAGATTACTTGATGCTGGTTGTCCTAATTTTGAAGTATTATCGGGATAATCACTATAAGTAAAACCAGTAGTTCCTACATTAGTAAATAAGTTTATATAATTACTACCATCATTACTAGCACTTATGGTAATAAATTTAGGACTTTCATTAAATCCAGTTCCATCTATCGTTGGTAATTTCCAAAATAACATTTTATTAAATGCTTGTTCGTATTTCATCTCAAAAGTCATAACTTTATCACTTGTATTATCAGCACTAAAAAATGCTTGCGACCAACTATCTTGTATATTATTAAACGCTCCATTTACATTTGTTAATGGTGTAGCATTAAGAGTTATAGTTGCTTGAAAACTTCCAGCACCCGCCCCTATTATAGAAGTGTCTGTGGTTTGAACTGGTGTTCCTTGAGGATAAAATGCTTGTTGTAGCATTTCATAACTAGATGGAATAATTTTTCTTTTAGCATCATATTCTAAAGCAATACTATTATTATTTGATATAGCAATTTGGTTAAAACTTTCACTATATAGATTACTACTATTTTGTGTAATATATAATGTATTATTTAAAGTGCCTCCAGTTCCACTTGAAACTGAATTATCTTGTATATCTTGAAAATTTGTAGAATTACCAAAATTAATAAAATTATTTGAATTAACAGAATACCCATTATCAATATCTACACTATAAACACTAAAATCATTATTTCCTTGTTGAGCAGACCTCCCAAATTCTAAAGTTTCTACACCACTTTCTCTTAATTTTCCATAAACCGCAACTATACCTAAATCATTTTCTTTTATAAAATCATCATTAAAATACTCTCCATTATCATCTGTAAATGAAAATTCTGCTACATCTCCATCAACATTATCAACTGGTAATGTAAGATTTCCACTTTGTGGAGTTCTATTTGTATTATATCTACTATAAAAATCCATTTCATACATATTATTAGACCTCATTTCATCTACATAAGTATAATTTTTTTGTTTATCAGTAGCAACAGAAGGGTCTGCTATTTCTACTCTATTATAAATTTGGTCTTCATCAGCAAATAAACCCGCTAGTAAGGGTAAAGTTGGAAATTGAAAATTTAAATCATAATAAGAATATGGATTAGGAGTAGTTGTGATAGAAACTCTATCAGCAATAACTTTAGGACACGGCAGACACGTAGGCATAATTATTCCATTATCTATATTTTCTAATGTTATAGGAGTTTTTGTAGCATCATAATAATTTTTTATATTATATACAGATGTAGTATGTTCGTCATCTAATCTTCCTAATTCTAAACTTAAACATAATTGGTCTTTAAATGTTTGATTATTAAAATTAATTTTAATATTATCTTTTGTTGGTTTTTCTAATAGTTTTTGTATTCTTTTTAGTTTTAAAATATTTTCTTTATTACATATCATATTAGAAACTATAACTCTATTAGGTTGTAAATCTAATACTCTAAAATTAGTATCGGGTTTTTTTGGTAAATTATTAGTTCCTATTTTTTCAAAATCACTATACCCCTTACTTCTATATAAAAAATTACTTGTATTTTTATTTATTTCTTCTTGTGTTAATGTTCTAGTAAATGATGTTAGGTCTTTTAAAATTACCATATTTTCGCTCAAATTGAAAGGTAGTGATTGAGGATAATTCGGGTCAGCTGTTATAAGGGGTGTTAAATCACCATAATTTTTATCGGGTGATGTATCACCGCTATAGAAACTACAATTTTCTAAATTTGTTGTTAATGTTTGTATATTTTTACTTTTATAAAGATTAGAATATAATTCAGTTATAGCAGTTGCTCTATTAATATCTCCAACTAAAATATTATTCCAAAAATATTTTGCTGTATTTGGTTTTGTTATATTAGGTATTCCAGTTAAAGATGTTTGAAAATTTAAAAAAGAAAAATTTGTTTTTCCATCTTGATTATCGTATAATACTTTTCCAAATGTAGTAGAAGAAACTTTATTGATAGGTGATGTAATTTGTATTTTTTTACTTTCTTCAAAATATCCCTCGTATGTCCCCGTTGATGATATTGATTGATTTAAATTATAATTTAATAATCTAGGTTTAACAAAATCACTTTGGTTTTGTTGTGGTGATAGAAATTGATTAGTAATATCTTCACCTAGAACTAGTGGATTTAAAAATCCTTTTTCAATTTCTATATCAGTTGTAGTTTTTTTTGTTTCAAAAATATTACTATAATCAGTTCCTAAACTCATTCCTCTATAACTGGAATATCCGTGATTATAGAAACCCATAAAATTATCTTGACCTAAATATAATCTATCGGGTGATGGTCTATAATGTAATAAATTACCAGTAGTGGTATTATTAGTATTAATTTCTGTTGATATTGTTGATAGTTTATGTCCGTTTATAATATTTGAACTAACAGCACTATTTTTATACCAATTATCAAAATCTTCTAAATTCGGTGCTCCATAATCGCTATAAAAAACACTTTGAATACCATTTAATCCAGTAGCAGCATCTCTTCTAGGTGTAAAGTATTTATTATAACCATTTATATAATCACAATTTCTAAAATTTTGTGTAGTATAATTTGGAGCATAATTTTTTAAATATGCTAGTCCTTTTGGAAGCATAATATTATTATTAAAATTATTATTCACATAATAAGCATTTTCTACTTGTATTTTATTATCTGTTAAATTAGTATTATTAGTAGCACTACCAATAATTTCTATAGTATCTTGATTTAAACCCGTAGTAGATATAGAAGCATTATCAATTTGTATAACATCACCTACCTCTAGATGTATAGGATTTATTTTAGTAGTCCATTTAGCATTTGTGATATTGTTTTCCATTTCATCAGTTTCTAAATCACTATAATCTATTAAAAAATTCTTTATTGCTTCTTGTTGGTTAAGTTCAACTATAATAGTTTTATTCATTTTATTATTATATATATTTTATTTTAAAATATAAATAAATGATTTCATTACAAAAAAAATATAAAATATGTGATGATATAATGGATTATATTTATTTTATAATTTTTGATGAAAATTATAAAGAAGTTAAAAAACAATTTCATAAATTTATGGATATAGAATTTTTGATAAATTGTGAGATTTATATTTTTGATTTTGTTTGATTTTTTTTTAAATACTTTATGAATTTTTTTAAGAAAAATGTTTTTCCTTAAAATAAAATCTAAAAGATATTTTATCATAAATTTCCGCCATTTTGTAAAATAACTTAAATATACAATAAAA